ATCCACAATATTAAGTTCAGCCGTAGTAGAAGTTACCCCATCAAGAATATTTAATTCGGCCGTAGTAGAAGTTACTCCATCCACAATATTAAGTTCAGCCGTAGTAGAAGTTACCCCATCAAGAATATTTAATTCGGCAGCTGTTGATGTCACTCCATCCATAATGTTAAGTTCTGCAGCGGTTGATGTTACTCCATCTAGAATATTGAGTTCTGCAGCAGTCGATGTCACTCCATCAAGAATATTAAGTTCAGCAGCAGTTGATGCAATTGCGGTTCCATTAATAGAATAAGAGACTGCATTTACATTTCTAAATCCTGTAATATCTTTACTAGAATCAACAATAACTGCTTTACTTGCTGAAACAGTTCCTGCAGTTATATTGTCAAGAACAATAAGTTCTCCGGCTGCTAATTCGGTTCCACCAATAACAAGAGTAGCACCACTAAGATGAACATCTCTCCACGGCCTATCAGTGGAACCTAAATCATAAGTATTTGCAGTAGTTGGAATAAGATGCTCAGAGATTTTATTTGGGTCAAGTCCTCCACCACTTCCAATATATTCACCCCAACCCATCATTCTAAACCGATTTAATTCACTATCAATTTTTTCAACCCGGAGTTCAATATCCGTTTTTTCTTTAGTGCCTATTTCTTTTGGGGAATCCTGCTGTGAAATAAAAGTAGCAGCATTTTCTATTAAATTGGGAGGCTCACGAAGTTCAAGCTGCATTCTCCTTCTTAGATCTTGTTCACTTTGGGGTCCACCAGTAAAATCTTCTATTTTTTGGGGTTTAATAGTAGTTTCAATTAAATTTGGTGGGGCTTCCAATTCTCCTTGCATTCGCTTCCTCAAAGCCCGTTCACTACTTGTTCCTATTGTAAGGGATTCTATTTTTAATGGCTCTTCAGAGTTTTCGATTAATTCAGATTGCATTCGTTGTCTTAATTCCTGTTCACCATATCCCAATTTTTGAGGGGTTGCAGCGCTTTCACTCGAACCAAGTTGCATTCGTTTTCTCAACTCTTGTTCGCTTTTAGTCTGTTTCAAAATTTTCTCTGTCATGTTTCCCTATTATTAAGTAGTTTTTGTAATTCTGCCGTACTTCCTACAAAGAGAGCATTTGTAACATTTTGTGATCTAATGGAAACTTCTTGTTCTTCTCTTGTTATATCTTTTTTCATTTTATGTATTTCAAGAAGTTTTCCATTAGTCTCTCCTACCGTCTTCAACAACTGTCCAACAACTTCATATGCTCTTGGATGCTCTGATTCTTTAGCAACTTGAATTAATTCCTCTATTGCATCCGTACCTCTTTCAATAAGATTATAAAGATTTTCTCTTGTATATCTAAGGTCTGTATTTAAGTTTTCTTCATCCGTTTGATTTTCAACCTGAACTCTTTCTGGAAGATTATTTCCTGCTATCATAATCTCACCAGAAAGTTCCAAAGCATCATTCAATTTTTCATCTACTGTCTTCATCATTTTTCTTTATGTATGGTTCAGTACAATCTCTTGCATACCAAGTTAATGCCAAATGAGCCTCTTTATTTCTTTCCTGCCACGATCCAACAAACATTTCCAAATATTGCTGTTCCGTCCAATTTATTCTAATTTTATCACACACACAAGAACAAATTTCAAATATTTCATGTGTATCCAATTCTTTATTTTTGCCCATTTGCATCGTGCACGAATTGACAAAATTCACTATATTAATAGTTTTATAAGAATAATACGAACCTTCATATGCAAAACTTGAAGTATAAAAAATACTACAAAGACTCCCAAGCATTAGTACCCGAATTCCATTCTCGCGGGAAATCAAAGTTCTCAATGTCCGTAGTAAACCCAAAATCTTCTGAGGGATCATCAACACTCCGTCCATCGGATAATGAAGTAAGTCTACTAACCACACCAGTTGCTGCCCCTTCTGGAGAATCTTCCGTAATAAACTTGACAACTGAAGATGTTTCATTCGGATCATTGTCAAGAAGAACATAATAAGAACTTTGTAATGTAGAATCTTCCAAAAGTATCCTAATTGGTTCTCCGACTGACTGGTCGCCTCCTGCGAGATGTAAATCTGTAACAACCTTTTTAATAACTGCACTATTGTCCTTAATGTCTGGATATATAAAGCCTTTCATCATAAAAGCTAATGACCACACTATGGCTCTACGAGTTGTAAAATCTCCATCATATTGATCTTCAACTGATGCGGAATTCAAAATAACAGGAACATCCGTTTTAATTCCCATGTCCGCAATAGTATTCAGAGTAACGGTAAACTCCGGAGTAAAATGAGGTAAGATTTGTTCTAATATTTGTGTTCCATCATCTTGATTTCTCACCAATATATAACACCCCACATCAAAATTATAAGGAACTGGATTATACTGTTTTTTTAATGTTCCTGAATTAGTTCCTTTTTTTAAATTTGTACCAAGAGTATTGAGTTTTCTTACAGGGTCATAAGTTACTGCTGTAATTTCAAACCCTATTCTTGGTGTAGTAATAGCGGTTTGCTTTGTTAGAGTTGGATCTTGTTTCAGCCTAGTAAGAAACTTTCCTTTGGACCCATACGACACAGGAACTTTCATCTGTTCAACTACTACATCATTGCTATTTGTTCTCTTAACCCAAATATCATTAAAAATAGTTCCAAAAAGAACTACCATCTTTCGGATTGTCTTATGATAAAAATATGTTCCAAGCATTAGATATTACCTTCCGAAAATGGATTAGATTCAGTAAAATCGAGAACTGCATCTGCTTCAATTTCAAGTTTATACGAATCAGAAGTTGTATCTTGTTTGTCTTGTTGATAATCCGTACTAGTAAATGAATAAGAAGCAGAACTTGAGCCACCAACCACATTATAAGTTGTATTAAATGTTCCAACAAGATTCATTACTCTCAGAGTCTTAGAAGATAAAGTCCAACTGACAACTTCTGCGGTTGTATTTGCACTAGCCAAATTAGTTCCTTGATAGACTGTTTCTCCAGTGGTATACGTTCCTGTTCCAGAATCCAAAACAACATCAATTGAATAAGACTCTTCTCGTTCAATCTTGTCAATATCTTCAATTCCGGTATCAATAGCCTGATCCTCATACTGAAAGAGTTCGCAAACAAGATCATAAGTTTGAAGAGCACCCGTTTGATAAAAAACAGATTCATGTTCAACAAACCGAATCTCAAATACTTTCTTTGTAAGGGGGAAATAAATGATATCACCTTCTTTTGGGCGATCATAAGTCGAATCCAACAGAAGATTTTTAAATGTTCTTTGGGCAACTGAAAATGTAATTTGGTCACGAATCTCTAGACCAAACCTACTCATAAAATCACCCTCGCCTTCAAAGCCATCTACATTCTTAATATACATTTCAACAACATAAGCGTCATTAAATGCAGAAATAGTATCTTCGGAATAAAGAGTATCTTCATTCACTAAAGTTCTTGGCATATAATAAACATCATGACCATAAATCTTGATAGACTCGATAATTAAGTCTTGAACAAGATACTGTTCGTTTGTAGCATCAAAGTGCTGGAAATGTGGATTTGTAGCCATAAATTACCCTACGATAAATTGATCTGGACCTGAATATCTTGTATATAAGTCCTCATTAAGCTGTGTCAGTTCCTCCCGTGCATCATCATAGAGTTGTCTTCCATTTAAAGTTACTCCTCCAGGCATTTGGATTCCTTCAAACTTCATTAAATTTTGACCCCATTGTTTTTTGAAAAGAGACACTAGATATTTTTTAAGAAATTCATCATTATAACCATCAGTAAAGGCTGTTACATCTAAAACTTCATATGCTCTAATTATAACAAGATCATCAATATCTACATCTTGTTCCCAATCAATATCCAAATGCAACCTATCTAAATGTTTGTTAAATCTAAATTGAGGTTTTCCACTAAACAATTCATCAATCATACGAAGATGTTGTTGAGCAAATACCCAATTTTTCATATCAGTTCCAAGCCGATACAATTCATTCAGAGCAAATTGATACTTAACTGAAAACATTCCACTTCCCACATAATTTGCTGAGAACGGAAGAATACCAGACACTCCGGCATACTTTTCATCAAGTGAAATATAATGTGTATCTATAGCACCCAAACTCTGAGTAGTAGAAGCATGAACGGCGGCAGTTGCACCACTCGTTCCACCAGTAATTGTTTCGCCCGCAGTCCATGTAGTTGTCACATCTTTAAAATAAGTATTTCCATCACCTATTGCAATTGCATTTGAACTATTTTTTTTCTCGGGACTGTAATATCGTATCGTTGTATTTGCACTATGATAATCATGAAATTTTGCTCTCAGCGCACTTGTTCCCCCAGTTATGGATTCGTTTTTTGAAAATGTTCCAGTAGGAGCACTTGCTAACTTTTGAGTAGATGCTGTAATCTCTTTTGGGAGATATGTTTGTGTAGAACCATCATAGTGATATTCTTGAAAAATCTGCAATGCCTCATCAAAAAGGTCATCCTGTTGTTCATCAGCCAAATTTACTTCAATAACAGGTTTTCCTAATCGTCTAAGACAATATTCTTTTAGTTCTGTTTCGGTTGCTGGTTGGGTTGAACTCATCTAAATCTCCTTAACCTGATGCTTGAGCAATTACAGTTACTATTCCTTCAGATAATCTTTCTATAGTTGTAACGCTGCTTGTTGTATGTGAAAAATCAACTGAGTAGATATATCTTCCTGCTGAAATAGTTCCGGTCTGTGAATTGGTGAGAGTAATCGTGCAGTTTGCTCCGGTCAGAGCAGTAGTAAAAGTAGCTGCTGCCGAAGAGGAATCTGCGTGTTTTCTCATCTTTGCGGTTGTTGTTCTACTGTCTCCATGAGATGCAACTGTTACCGATGACCCAGTTGTATTCGCAGACTCAAAGACCTTTTCAAAATTACAACCTTGGTCGATTACAAGATTTACTGATTGTTTTCTTAGAGGAATAAGTGCCACAATTTCTCCTTATCGTATGAATATAAATATAATTCTCTTGCTA